GCTGCTTCTGCCCACATCCTATCCACCTTCTTGTATAAAGAAGATGTTAGTAAAAGAAAGTTATCCATAGCTGTTAACCACTTTGTTTGAGAGTCCCATCGTTTGGAAAAGGATAAGGTAGAATCAGTTACCTCCATAAAAAGAGAGGTAAACATGGCTTCGACCTTTTTCCAGGTGTTTGGAAATGTTGATAATATGATCCAAATCTTCCACCTTGATGTATTTGCAGAAGATCTGTAACCTAATCCTAACAACCGTCTGATGACGGGTTCGGAACAGTTATATTTCTTCACAAACTCACAAAAGGAGGCAGATTTGTCCAAGGCAGCTGAATACTCTTTATAAGGGATAGGACTAACGTCTTCACCCTTAAACAGAGTTTTCTTAGCAAACTCTAATGCGTTTCCATTAAGGGAAACAATAGATTTAGCTAGACCGACTTCTACACCTAAGGAATTAATAACCTTAAGATAAGTATCGGCAACAGCCTTATTTCAAATTACAATATCATCACCTAAAACTGCATAATCCTTAAACAATTCTGTTTTCGGAGTAATACCAGAGATCCAAGCAGAGCACTGTACAATAAAATGATGTGTTAATGCTAACATAGCCCAACTAGATAAGGCACCCATTGGTTGTCCGACGGCGTAGGATAAATTATTTGATTCAGTTTTACCTGAAGCAGATTTATATCTCACGAAGTAAGTACGACCAACAAGTATAGTCCTCCATAGGGATGAAAACTCTTTCCCGAAACAATCGGAAAGGATTTTCTCTTGAAGAGAGACTGGTAACCTATCTGTTGCAGCTGAAAGGTCGAAAGAGAACAAAGAGGTTCCGTCAAATGGTACCCTCGAAAGAGGATGCATTTGATTAAAAGTCCCATCAATATCTGGGTGCCTTCGTAAAACCGAAAACAACCATTTATGAAGGGGCTTCAGAGCCCACTGAGTAAAACAATCGACCATAGCAAACACTCTCACCTTCCCTGCAGCTTCGGCCAACAGACCTAATTTACCAATATTTAGTGTCTTCTCAGGTTTGGGGATGTTATAATTCTCCACATACCTAGAAGATACATTTACCAGTTGAATTAACTGCCCTCCAATTCGTTCAGATAAGTATCTCCTTACAACCATTTCCATATTCTTATATGAAGATGAATAAGGTAGTAATGATACAAACTGAGACAAAGCAGAGTTTATATGTGGTGTAAACCACAAGGCAACTCCAGACCTCAGAATACTTAGAGGGGAAGTAGAAACTTCACCACTAGGAACATCTGAGTTTGGACTACTAGTAAATATTGGAAATGGATCAGGAGACATTAGAGCTTCAGTCGTCATCTTTTCTTTCGGGATAAAGAGTCCCGTAAATACTGGAATGTAACTGTATAGTCTATACTCTCCTTGTTGGGATACTGTCCTTGGTGATGTTATGGTCTTAAATTTTGGATAAGCAGGAAATCTTAAAACTCTAAAAATAGCAAATAAAGTTAAACTTCATTTGATATATAGAGGATTACCTGCCCTAATTTGAGATCGAACTTCAAAAGGAAGTATACGAGGGAGACCTCCAGATGTCCTAGAAATTCTAGGGCCTAGGGAGGTAAGATCCTTTTGGTAGTGCCCACCAGCTACTTGCTGTATCACCACACTTAAGACCTTAAGGTGCTTAACGTAACCGTTAAGACCCTGAGATCGTAAGATAAGTGACATCCTATGTGTTAGTATTACAGTTAATCTAACCCAGTTAGGGGTTATCTTCCCAACCAATATTCTAACCAACATTAATGTATGGTTAAGTATTGGCTTGCTATCTTTTACGAATAGCATGGCATTAAGGTGTGAGTTAAGTTTTAAATTTAACTTACTTAATCTAAATTTGATTGTTTTAATCATTTTTGAGGTTATGTATTTCACTTCTTAAACTTCGGTTTCCAACTAATAATTAGTCGGGCCGCAGCCACCCTAGTTAGGGAAAGGGAAGGTTAGCTACCTTCTAGGTTGGATACTCTTTATGTAGATATAAACCCTCTACACCAGAGTACCTGCCTAACACTAAGATATTAGTGAGTATTGCTACAATACTATAATAAGGCTACTTCTATTAACACTCCTTTCGGAATGAGATATAGTTTCATCAATATTATGGTACGGTTCCTATAAATCTGATAGAACACAGATCTATGTTATTACTACTGTAGTAAAGACTAGCTCTGAGAACTAGATGAACAAACAAGTCCTGGGCGGTCCCGATGGGGATTACACCTGGTCATTCGGTTTGATCTCAAACATTACTAATAAATAAGTAACAGTTTGAACAAACTAGGATTGAAAAGAGGATTGTCACGTCCTCATTCTACTCAATTAACAGATTAGTGAACTGTTCGTTGGGGGAAGAGCTCAAAGAGATGCGTAAGCAACCATTTGAGGTACCGTTACACTATGTAACATTTGGCATAAAG